AATACCTGAGCCAGCAATGACTAATGAAGAATTAATGGAACTTATGGAGAATATATTCACTCCAGGTGCAGGAGCTATAAAAACGGCAGGAAAAGCAATCCCTACAATAGGAAAAGCAGCAATGAAAATACTTAACAAAATTTTAGGTAAAAATAAAGAAGCAATTAAAAATATTCAACAATCAAATAAATTAAGAGAAAAACTTTTTAAAAAAGCACTTGAAGATAAGAATTTTATGAAAGACTTAGCAAAAAGAAATCCACAAATGGCTATGGATGCAAAAGGAAATTTTATTGGTGCTACAAAAGAAATAAAAAAAGCATTACCAGTAATTCAAGAACAACTTGCAAGAGCAACTGGACGAATGCCTATGAATTATACACCTATTGCAAGAGCAACTGCACAAAGACCTATGCAAGCACAAGTTTTACCAAAAGCATCTAGTAGCATTTTAAAACAAGCAGCAAAATTATCACCTTTATTGGCTTTGCAAAGTGATTCGGAATTACAAGAGCCTTTACAAGAAGAAAATCTTTTTAAACCAAAAATGTTAATGTCATCTCTTATGACCGCTGCTGCATTAAGTTCACCAAAATGGCTTATGCACAACAAAGTTTATCGACAAATTCCAGAAGATGATGATTTAAATTTTCCTTCAATATTAGAAGAATTAATATCAGAACCAAATAAATAAATGAAAAAAACTTGAGTAGATGTTTGGGCATCGGAGATACCCGTTAATAATAAAAAAGCTTCACGAGAATCATATAAAAAGGGAGGCAAAGTAACCCCTGCATGGCAACGCAAGGAAGGCAAAAACCCTAAAGGTGGTTTAAATAAAAAAGGTGTTGCTTCATATAGAAGGCAAAACCCTGGTTCTAAATTACAAACTGCTGTAACTACTAAACCATCAAAACTTAAAAAAGGCAGCAAAGCTGCAAAACGTAGAAAATCTTTTTGTGCTAGAATGAAAGGTATGCGTAAAAGACAAAAACCAAGTAATAATACAGGTAAGGATAGATTGTCGTTGTCGTTAAAAAAATGGAATTGTTAATAATTGGCTAATTTAAATTTAAATGGAAATGTTTCGCAAAATGAAAAAATATTGGAGATGGCATATAATGACCTTATTGTTTTTGGTAAATTATTTTCTCCACAAGATTTCTTAGCATCAGCAACTCCAGATTTCCATGTTTCTGTAGCAAAATTGTTATTGAATAGAGATATTCAACAATTGGCACTTGTCATGCCTCGTGACCACGCAAAGTCAACTTTAGCAGCATGTGCTGTATTACATAGGTTTTTATTTGCGAAAAAAGAAAGCCCAGAATTTATCGCTTGGGTTGGCGAGGCACAAGACCAGGCTATTGATAACTTAAACTGGATATCTACACATATATATGAAAATCCTGCAATACATTATTATTTTGGCGATTTGCAAGGAGATAAATGGACTAAAAACGAAATTGTATTAAAAAATAATTGTAGAATGATTGCCAAAGGTGCTTCTCAAAGATTAAGGGGTAAAAAACAATTATCTACAAGATATACTGGAATAATACTAGATGATTTTGAATCAGAGTTAAATACAAAAACACCTGAAGCAAGACAACAAATAAAAAACTGGGTAACTGCTGCAGTATATCCAGCGATTGATTTTGATAAAGGTGGATTCTTATGGTGTAATGGAACAATAGTTCATTATGATTCATTTCTTAATGGACTTGTAAAAAACTACCAAGCAGCACAAAAAACAGGTGAGGATTACTCTTGGAATATTGAAACACATAAAGCAATAAAAGATGATGGTACTCCTCTATGGCCTTCTAGGTGGCCTATGAAAAAAATTGAGGAAAGGAAACAGTTTTACATTGATTCTGGAACTCCTAGTAAGTTTTATCAAGAATATATGAATCAGGCCAAATCTCCTGAAGACCAAATATTTAGTGAAGAAGATATAACAGAAAATTTTTATAAAGGGTCAGTTAGATATAACGAAGCAAGTGAATCTTGGTATATTAAACTAGATGATGGGAGAACTGAATATGTCAATATTTACATGGGTGTTGACCCTGCTTCGACACTTAGTGCTAGGAACGATTATAGTGTCATCATGGTTATTGGTGTTACTGCTGAATACGATTATTATGTTATCGAATATTGGAGAAAACGAGTATTACCAATGGACTGTGCCGACCAAATATTTAAAATTGCAGAACGATATAAAAAAATTAAAAGAATAAACATTGAAACAATATCGTATCAAGAAATGCTTAGAGATTATGTATATAAACGAAGTAAAAAAGAAGGTAAATTTTTACCTGGTATAGAAAAAGGCATTAAAGGATATGGTAATCAAAAGAAAAAAGACAGATTGTTTGAAGGTTTGCAACCTATGTTTAAAGCTGGTGCTGTACATTTAAAAAAAGATATGCATGAATTTATTGGAGAATTACTTGATTTTCCAAAAGGAAGTCACGATGATACTATTGATGCATTTTGGTTATCAACACAATATGCTAAAGGCAATAAAAAAGCTGGAAATGTAAAAAAACAAAAAAAAGGGGAGTCATGGGAAAGTCCAAAAAAGAAATACAATTGGATAACTGGAGCAAGGTATTGATTTGTATAATAAATATATATTATATTTAGAACTATGATAGAAGCAGATAAAAAAGCAATATACATAAAAGAATTATGGGACAGATGGCATGATGCAAGAGTTGATTGGGAAGACCATGCACGTGAAGATATCGATTTTTATTTAGGAAATCATTTTAGTAAAGCAGAAGCTGAAGCTTTAGCAGAAAGAAATCAATCAAGTGTACCATTAGATAGATTGTATGGGGCAATTGAACAATTTAAAGCTATAATAACATCAAAACCTCCTAAATTTTCTGTTTTGCCAAGAGAAGATTCTGATAGCGATTTAGCAAGTGTATGGAAAACAATACTTGAATATATATGGAACATATCAGATGGTAACGAAGTATTTAAACAAACTATACATGATTATGCAGTTACTGGATTAGGTTATTTTTATGCATATGTTGACAATGAAGCTGATTATGGCAGAGGTGAAGTTAAATTTACATATATAGACCCATTTAGAGTTTGTGTAGACCCAAATGCAAGAAGTAGATATTTTGATGATTCATCTGGAATGATGTTATCTACTATATTTACAAAATTTCAATTATTAGATTTATATCCACAATTATCAGAAGTTAACGAAGAAAATGGCAAAATGTTAATTGATGAAATTGAAGCATATTCTGAAGATGAAACATATCCATCTCCTAAAAATAATAGAACAGTTGGAAGTTTTACTCCTGATGTTGTTAAAGATTATGACCATGGAGAAGGTTCAGAAAAATATCAATTAATTGAAAGTTTTTCTAAAATTAAAGTACCATATTACAGAGTTTTAGATACTCAAACTGGCAATGAAAGAATACTAGATAGTCAAAATTTAGAAATGTTTTTACAAGATAAAAATATTGCAAAAGCAGCTGAACAAGGTATGATTGATATTGTTGAAGTTTTACAAACAAGAATACAACTTACATGCACATTAGGACAAATAATTTTATATGAAAGAATATTAAATACAGATAAATATCCAATTGTTCCAGTTCCAAATATTTGGACAAATACACCATATCCAATGAGTGATGTAAGAAAAAATAAAGATTTTCAAAGATTTTTAAATAAAACAATGTCATTAATAACTTCACA